CTCGAACATCTCCAGCACGCACGCATGGCCCGAGGAACTGCGCCGGGAGTTCGTGATCGTCACCGGCTGGGACTTCGCGCTGTCCGAGAAGGTGGCCGCCGACTACACGGCGAAGTACACGCTCGCGTACCACCGACGCACCCAGAAGCGGCAGGTGCTGGAGATCAGACGCTGGAAGGGCATCACGTTCGACCGGCAACTGCACGAGATACAGCAGTCGTACAACCGGTACGGCGACGACGCGGTGGTGCTGGAGTCGGTGCTCTTCCAGCGCATCTACAAGAACTGGATCACCGAGCGGACCTCGATCCCGGTCATCGGGCACGACACCGGGACCGAGAAGCAGTCGCTGGAGACCGGGGTCCCGTCGCTTCTGCTGGCGCTGGAGCGCGGGCTGTACGTCGTCCCGTACGCCTCGGGAGTTACCCGGGAGATGGTCGACATCTGGCTGGCGGAGTGCATGGCCTACGGCTGGGTGAACGACAAGTTGCAGGGTGTCGGTGAGCACGACGACACCGTGATGGCGTGGTGGCTCGCCGAACTCGGGCTGAAGAAGGCCGGGGGCGGCCAGTACGGCGCGATGCACCTCGGCCTGTCCGACACGGTGGAGATCTGATGCCCGGCGTGATCGAGCCCGGCGACGTGGTGCTCACCCGGTCCAAGGGGTGGGTCGGGTGGATCATCCGGTTCGGAGCGGCCCTGCTGGACCGCCCGAACATCCGCAACCACGTCATCGTGGTGCACCACCGCGACGACGCGGGCACGCTGTGGGGCATCGAGGGCAGGCCCGGCGGGGTCGGCTGGGTCGACATGACGGCCGTGATGCGCTCGCGCCTGACCTCCACGAACGCGGCGCAGCCGAAGGACCTCCGGGCCCGGGCCACGATCGCATCGGCCGTCGAGGCGGCGATCGAACGACCGTACGACTGGGGTGCGATCGCGCAGGCGGCGGCGGAGTCGCTGCGCATCGACCGACTGTGGCGCTCGCCGGAGTTCCGGGAGGACGGACTGGTCCCGGTCGGGGTGATCTGCTCCGCGCTCGCCGACTGGGCGTACGAACGAGCCGGTCTGGCAAGTCCCGGAGGAGCAGGCCGGACCCGGTACACGACACCCGCCGACTGGGACCTGTTCATCCAGTCGCGGGGCTGGGAGCCATAGCCCCGACACACCGCACGAGCGTGCCTGTGGTGGCGCGGCACGGCCTTGCGGCAGTATTGACCAACAAACCGACGGACGAGGACCAGCATGTCGCTCCAGCCATACGGTCTCGTGTCGACGCTAGACACGACCGGCGACGAGATCGTCCCCGGCCTGACTCGTCAGCAGTATGAGTTCGACCGGCAGCGCTACGACGACGCGGTGATCGAGTACGCCCGGGCGCAGGAGTACTACGCCGGGGAGCAGTACGAGAAGGAGAACGACGAACTCTCGGTGTCCGCCGGGTACACGGCGGCGAACAAGCGGATGCCGGAGCACCTGCGCAAGCATGCCTACTCGTCGCACATCCAAGAGGCGATCGACATCCTCGCCGACATGTTCGCCTCCGGGATCAAGTTCGAGGGCCCGCACTCGGTCGAGTTGAACAAGTGGTGGAAGGCCGGGGAGATGGAGTCCCGGATCGACGACTGGTTCCGCGAGGCGTTGATCACCGGCCAGTCGTATGCCACGCCCGTGTTCGACGCGGACGACGACTCGATGGACGCCGACTTCTGGCAGGCCGACGAGATGTGGCCGGTGTACCGGCGGCAGAACTACCGGGAACTGGAGCGGCTGTACCGCTTCGAACAGGTGGACGACATCGACGGACAGCGGGAACTGGTGCACGTCTTCCTGCGCCGCCCGATGCTCGACGAGGACGGCGAGGTGATGTTCCGGGTGGACGTCGACACCGAGACGATCTCGCCCGTGATGCAGATCGTCGAGTACGTGCTCGACGAGCAGTTGGAGATCTACGACGTGGTGTCCCACGCGGTCCCGGACTTCGAGGTGGTGCACGGTCGTGGTGACACCCGGCGCAAGGTGCGCTCGTCCTTCGGCGACACGATGATCACCAAGAAGGTACGCGGCACGGCGGACCGGTTCAACGCGCTCGGGCAACTGGGGTTCCGGGTCGCCCGACAGAACTCGTTCGCCACGATCGGCGTCGTCGGCGATCAGGCCCTGCTGGGTGCGGGGTCCCGTGACGACGGCATCGCCAAGGACGTGGCCGACGTGCTGCGCTTCCCCGGCGGCACCGACCTGAAGCCGATCACGCTGCCCACCGACCCACGGATGATCGAGAGCCAGCAGCGGCTCTTGGAGAAGAACCTGTACCGCGAGTTCGGCCTGACGAAGATCGACATGGAGGACATCGGCGGTCTCGGCACCGTCTCGGGCTACGCTCTGGAGGTACTGAACCGCAAGGACCGCGCAACGCACCAGAGGGTCCGGAAGAATGCCATCTCGGCGATCCGGACACTCGCGAACCGGATGCTCGACATTCACGCCTACCGGATGGGGGAGGCGGAAGGCCGGGACTGGTGGGATGTCGACCCGTTGGAGCGGTATCCGGACCGCGCGAAGATCGAGGTAGTGATCGGCTCCGGCGACATCGTGGACGCCGTCGGTGACCGCGAGGACTACGAGGCCGGTATCGTCTCGCGCAGGTTCGTTCTGCGACGCAAGGGTTTGGACAAGACCGACATCGACACGATCGAGTCGGAGGTCCAGTCCGAGGCCCGCTTCCAGACCCAGTTGGGCACCGAGGCCGCGAGAGCAACCGCCGACCAGCAGGCCGAGACCCAGTCGCGACTTCAGGCCGAGCACGCACAGCAGCAGATAGAGATAGAGCGGGCCAAGCCCACGCCTAGCACGCAGACCGGCACAACCCAGAGGAGCACATGATGGCTGGAACCCTGACCGTCACGGTCACGGACCACGGCGGCACCGTCGTTGCGGGCGTGCTCGTCCGCGCCTACGACGCACTGGGCGTCTTCGGTGGCTCGGCCACGAGCAACGGCTCTGGTGTAGCCGTCGTCACCGTCGCCGCTGGCACCTACACGGTGCACGTGGAGGAGATGAACACCCGCGTCTACCAGCCGCAGTGGGTCGGTGCCCACGGCGAGGGCGTGGCCACGCAGGAGCAGGCCGGGACGTTCACCGTCGCCGATGCCGGGAACGTGGCCATCCCGGTCCGGCTGGAGACCGACCTTCACCTGTTCGGTGAGGAGGTCGACGGCGCACCGTGGTCGTTCTGGAAGGACACCACCGCTGGTGGCACCGTCCTGAGGCTGCTGCCGGGCGAGGAGCGGCGGCCGTTCAGCGGTGACAAGACCGATCCGCTGTACAAGCACGTCCTCGTCGGACCGTTCACGACGGCGGCCAAGGCCGCTGCCGCATAAGGAGAGACCATGCCGATCGACAAGGCACTGTCACGCAAGGGTGCTCCCGTGTTCGGGATCGACCCGAAGAAGGTCCCGGGTTACGCCGGGACCAAGTCCACGCCGTGGATCGTCAGGGGAGCGCTTCCCCCGGCACCGCGCAACCCGAATCTCGCTCTGGTCCGCAACACGCAGCAGGACCAGATCTACGACGCCAAGGGCCGTCCCAAGTACGGCCTGACGGGGCTCATCCCGATGCTCTACCGTCCGGGTGGGCTGCTGTACAAGCCGTAGATCCTGCGGCTGACAGACAACTGAATAGGAAATCATCCTGTACGTTTTCTACCGAAGGGCCGACGACGGCGCTGACTGCTGCGGCAGGCATCCGAAACGACGGCACTTCGAAGAAGGAGAAACCAGATGTCTCGTGGCACCCCTGCCGGACCGGCGGGCAGCGGCCTCATCCCTCCGATAGCAGGTGGCAACCAGTCACCTCCGAACGGGGGAGCACCGCCGCCTCCGGACGACAACGATCAGCACGACTCGCTGGACGAGGACCTGATCGACTCGCCGCCACCGCCGGACGACGACGATGACGACGACGACCACGATGACGATGGAGACGGCTCCGACCGGGAGTCGCCGGAGGAGATGGAGGAGCGGATCACCCGCGCCGTGGAGGAACGCCTCCAGAAGCGGTTCGACCGCGCCATCAGCAAGACCCGGCGGCGTCTTGAGGAGCAGTACCGGAGTGCCGACGACTCCGGTGACGACGATGACGATGACGACGACGGCGGGGAACACCCTCCTCCCCGGACCCGGCGTCGCAGCGACAGGTCGAGTCGACGGTCGGACGTGACGTCCATCCGGATGCTCGCACGGGACCGTCTCAGCGATGAGATGGAGCGGTCTGGCTCTGCGGAGCGGACCGCCGTCAAGAAGGTCATCGACACGGTGATCCCGTACGTGGACTGGAGAAGCGTCGATCAGGACGACGTCATCGACGAACTCGTCGAGTCGTTGTCCGGGACCGCCAGCGACCTGATTCGCATCGGGTCCGAACGCAAGGTCCGCCAACTGCGCACCATGGGGGCACTGCCCCCGGCATCCTCCCAGCCGGGAGGCGCGCAGCGCGGTGGACAGCGAGACACGGCGGCCCAGATGCAAAGGGGTAAGTCGCTCGCAGAGCAGCGCTACCCAGACGGTAAGCGTCGGCTAGGCGGCAGGCGCTGATAGCAAGGAGACAGGCATATGGCTTGGCACCCTCAGATCGAGCGGATCGACGGCAGTGCGGCAGCCACGCTGACACAGGAGGCGGAG